CCTGTTTTGTTGGGCATTTTTCACATATATGTTGGCTTCACCCTTGATATAGTACAAGCGAGGCACGCCTTCGCGATGACCTTCGTCTTCAAATGAAGTAATATCGATAAACAAAAGGTCGAGCCATGTTTTAAACATGGCAATGATATCTGCACCGGTCCCCGAGTTTCTCATATCTGCACCGGTCCCCGAGTTTCTCCATGCTTGAGATTTAATAAGCCACTGTCTCCAATGTTCTATCGTTGGATATTTGAACGGTTCACCTTCTGAGAGACGCGAATGGACCCACCAGTGTGCAAATGATTGTGGCATTTCACCGTCCTTCTCTACTAACTGTCTTTGGAATGCGTCGTTCCATTTCGCACGTATATATCGCAGCATACTCGGTGGGTCCGAAGTAGGTAAATGTGTATCCGAGAGCCATTCATATGTCTCGTCTGCGTTGATCCAATCTGTCATATGATGGGAGAGACGAGACCTTTATAGTGTTTCCGGATTCTGTTGATGTCGTATATATATCCGGTTGAGTGGACAAATGATTATTGTTGCTATTGACCCAGGCATACGTAATTTAGGATGGTCGGTTTACGATGACACAAAGGGTCAATTTATCAGTTTTGGACGATACGACCTTTTGAAAGACCAACCCAAAGCAAAACATACCAAATATCCAGACTTGGTTTATGATTTTGTCACCGCGTCCAAGGACGTGTTCGACCGGGCCGACGCCGTGGTCATTGAAATCCAAATGACAGCGAAGTTTAAAGTGATTCAAACGGCGTTTCAATGTTTTTTCTGGTCAAAGTCACATCTCATCTCACCCCGGTCAATGCGCTGTCATTTTAAAATCTCCACCGGAAATTACGCCAAGAATAAAAAGGCGTCGGTAACCAAAATTCCAGAGTTGGACATTCCGGTCAAAAACAAACAGTGGTTTGAACGATGTGATAAAGCAAAACGTGACGATGTTGCAGACGCCATGTTGCTAGGACTCTATTATGCACAAAAAGGACAACAACAGACCAAGAAAAGAAAAAGAAAATAGCGCAGCGTGGAGGGCAGTATATATATCCGTTTGGTCTGCTAGCGCAGCGTGGATGTTACAATATGTAATTGCTATTGTATGTTTTTTATGGTTTATCCAAGTTTGGATCTGTCTCTTTGGAGCTCCCATTCGCTACGGTCGTTATATTCTATTGTTTGTTATGAAGGCACTGAAGAAATGTGGAACAAAAATACAACGAGAGAAATCATGAACACCGACAATCTCAACAAATGAATCCAGGGAATCATTTTTTCTAAACATTTTAATTTAATTCAAATTAAACTTCAATCATTTTTTTCTAAACATTTTAATTTGAATTAAATTAAACTTCAATCATCACCAACAAAACATTTTTTTTCTAAACATTTTAATTTGAATTAAATTAAACTTCAATCATCACCAACAAAACATTTTTTTTCCAAACATTTTAATTTAATTCAAATTAAACTTCAATCATCACCAACAAAACATTTTTTTTCCAAACATTTTAATTTAATTCAAATTAAACTTCAATCATCACCAACAAAACATTTTTTCCAAACATTTTAATTTAATTCAAATTAAACTCGTGGGTAATTAGAATTAAATTTCACAATTTAGAAAAAAGTCTGAACTACATGTAACGAATCTTCCGGTACTTTATAATAAAGAAGGACATTCGCCATAGATAAAGCCCTACGATTTTTCATTTTTTCATACCAATAATCAGACCTTGCGGTTGCAGGAACATCAAAACCCATATCCATCAACATATTAGACAACTCTATATTTTTACCATAAATGGCACAAAGAACGGGATTCCAAGATGGCGCTGAATCAAATTTCTCTCCAATTTTAATATATGGGTCATATTCAGGATCGGCACCGCCTGTAAAGAGACAACCTAAAACATCAGAATGGTCATAAAAGGCAGCCAAACATGCAGGAGTCAATGCTGGTGCCCAGCCGCGCGTAAACTGCGACATATCACGATCAATTTTGGCCATCAAGACTCCGAGGCGTGTCCAAGGTCTAATCCCAATTATAAGGATTGACGCTGGCATCATTTTAGAATTTGGGTCCACTCCATGTTCTAATAGAAATTTCACGGTTTTGAGTTTTCCAGAGGCAGCGGCAAGCACTATACACCCTGTATCCATCTGTGTTTGTTTTAGGCCGTGTTTCTGTGGAGTCCATGCGTTGTATAATTCTTGGAAACATTCGCAATCGTTGGAAATGGCACAGTCAAGTACCTTTGAGTCCATGGTCAAATGTCTAAACATTTTAATTTGAATTAAATTAAACTTCAAACATTTTTTCCAAACATTTTAATTTGAATTAAATTAAACTTCAAGCATCACCAACAAAACATTTTTTCCAAACATTTTAATTTGAATTAAATTAAACTTCAAGCATTACCAACAAAACATTTTTTCCAAACATTTTAATTTGAATTAAATTAAAAACAATGTGACCACACAACATTGCAACGATACTCAAAGCACACGCGTACTCAAAGCACACGCGTAATTGTTTCGGTAGTTATCTACCCGGCACCATTAATACTGGACTCACCGAGTCTCTAGACACAGATAGTACTAATTCTTGATATTGCTTCACGTATTTTGACTTTTTAGCATTGGTCAACTCCCATTCGCGTAACCAACGCGTTAACCAGGTGTCAGTATGTTCTCTCAAGGTTGTCTTACCCTTTTTGTAACGGACAATGCGTTTCCAACGGTTCGTAAATGCGTCCAAATGATTAATATTAATCTCTGCTTCCGTCAATTCGGCAGCAGCAGCTTTTAAGTTTTCATCGTTCTGTGGCTCAACATTTCTTATCGCCTGTAAAGCGTTATCGCGTCTTTTCGTTGTTGTTTTAATAGTTTCATCAAAATCGTCCAACCACGACAAAATATAGTTACGAATATCTTCAAAATCAATATGTTCACCTGTCCATGGATTATCTGGTACGGTGGTGTCATGCTGTGTTAATACTGAAATTTGAAGCAACAAAGCTATGTACTGCTGTTGTTGTTTTGTGCTGGCGGCGATAGATTTTGCGACCAAAGATAAGTTTAACCAGTGTTCTACTACTGGATGTTCTTTCTTCTCGATACGCTTTCTTTTTGGAGGCATGTATTTTTTTCCTTTAAACTTAAGTAGACGATTCTTGAGTTTTCAAGAGGCCTAGTCCAGCAAAGGGAATTAGATCGAACGCATGGCAAACCAACATTAATTTCCACAAGTTGGAAAAGTTATCCCCCGTCACTCCAAACATATTTGTTAATAGTGACCCCCATTCGCCAGACACAACGCCTCCTATATTTGTGATTGACATGAGAAGTGCGTACAGGGAACCCTCGACGCCAGGTGGACACAAACGTGCGCCGAGGACCACCATGGGCATTGTAATGAATTGTCCCACTAACGTGATGGTCACGCGTTCAATAAAGGCAAATATATAATCTGGTATACCAATTTGTCGATTCACATGTAACACCAAGATCAACATGGTGTTTTCAAGGAGAAATGACAACATCAGTGCAACACTAAATATTTTAGGAAAAGAGACTTCGCGTAAATAGCGTTTGTAGATCATAATTCCAATAATCGAGACAATGTTACCCATCACATCCAACATTCCAAATTCTGTTGGTGTAAAGCCAAGTTCACGCTCATAAAAAAATATGAGGGCACCTCCATATCCAGGGGTCACGCAAATGAGGAATAAAAACAACGCTGGTTTATAAATATCAGGCTGTCGAATGGCCTTGACCAATGTATGACCAGTTGTGCGCCAGTTCGTGGGTGTAAATGTCGTATCCTCCTTAATGAAACATGCTAAAATAGCCACAGCGACCGGAATCATCGAATTAAGTAAAAAAACCTGTGCGTAACCCATTTTTTCATACGCAATAGCGCCTGTTGCTGCTGCTAATAACCCGCCTGAAAAACGCATTCCCCATGACCAAGATTGTATGGTACCCTTGTTTGCATCCGATTCCATTTTTGCTGCTGTGACCAACAACGAATCGGCCATTACGTCGGCGAAACACATGCCTGCGGACGACATGGTCAGCACAAATGTCAACAAAAATTCGTCATGAGGACAAAAGGGTAGTATAATCCACATGAAACAGGCCACATACGCAGACAAAATCATGTAGGGTTTGCGCCGATATCCAAAGATTGGATATGAGTCAGAAACAAAACCAAATATCGGTTTCAGACACCATGGGACACTAATAACACCAAAAATGGCCGCCATCTGTGCAGGTGTTACTTGGACGGTCTCCATTAGCCAATAACGCATGGCAACCGAAGGAAAAGCAAAATTAAACCCCAATAAAAAATAAAATAATAAAAGAGGTACCATTTAACACATCATTATTGAAATTAATACTTGTTTATTTAATAATTGCGGATTTTATCCATGCAGTCTGTTTCGTTGTGACATGTTCGTAATAAATAGTACCTGTTTTCTCACATTCTACTCGAGTCACTTCGGGTGGTGTATTCACCACTTTCTTGGGGTCATGTTGACAGTACGACATTTTGCCCAGACAATGCGAACTTTTATACTGAACTTCTGTTCGATTTTCCTGCGATTTTCCTGCGATTTTCCTGCGATTTTCCTGCGATTTTTAATTGCCGCAGAGCGCCAACTTTTGGAGATGTTGTCAAGATTTTGCTGAAGTTTTTTCAACTTAATTTACAGAAGGGTGGTAACCTAGGGATTTCACATTCGTCTTTTAAAAAATAATACACGATAGCAAGATTGTTCACCATACCTTCGCCTGCCTTGGCGACCCATTGTGTATAGACAGACACTTGCGCAGCCTGTGCACGTGTAGTTGTGTGTCTTTTAGAAGAGGTGATGACCATTTTGTAACACTCAATCACACACTGTACGTATTTATCTTTTGTAATGGTACCCACTTGAATCGCCGACGCTATTTGATAGGTCAGACATTCTAAATGATAGGGTTTCAAGTAAGTCCACACTGGTTGCTGCGCGTTCGACTTTTGTTCAAGAATTATTCTACATACTTGCATCAGTGTGCCGACATCTTTGTATAATATCTCAGACTCCAACAGTTCTAACATTCTGTCAGCGGACAATGTAATGGACCCCGGTGCAGTCGAATACTCTAACAAATAATCAGATGCTCGGACGGGTTTTTTTGCCTGTCTCTGTATAAATCTGTGCTCATCTGTAGTAGCAACCCACTCGTCGTCAAATATATCGTCAAGATTAATCTCAGACATTTTAGTAATAAAACTCTGCCTAAATACATGCATTTTTTATAATGTTTGTTAGACCGCAAAGTTTGGCCCAAAAGGAGCAAAGGAGCAAAAGAGGTCGTAATCGTGTTTACTACTTTTATTTTTTTTCTATTTTCGAAATACAAACCTTACAAAGTTTCCTTGCTAATGTCTGTAGAACTTTTTTCGATTACCAAAGAACTTTCTTCGTACACCCACAAACCCTCATGTTTAGCGACACCCCTTCAAAAAACGCCAAATATCACTCCTTGGGGGATACAGATGTGTCAAAACGACATCAAATTGCAAACCAAATCGAATGTACATATCAAAAAGTTCCCCAAATCAAAAAAACCTTCATTTTCAATCCTACAATAGAACCATACGAAACTGTGTTTCGTTTCGATTATTCGGATGAGGAGTGGGAATATGTTCAATGTTTTCTCTTTAAAAACATTCATAGTACTTAAATATTTTTAAAGTCATATGTTACACATATTATAAAGTATATAAGAACATTTAAAATATAGAAATTCAATGTCTTTGACCACCACGCCAAAGTGTTCATCTGAGTCAGCAAACAAAGTGTCGAACCAACAAGTCCAATCGTTAAAGACTAACAACGGACATGACATAAACTGGCGTGACAATTACATTCGTACCAAACTGTATGCCCATCGAGACACCAATGTGGACCAGAGCGCATACGACGCCCTTGTTGTCAGTCTGCTGTCCACTCCTAATCTTGCTGCAGCCGGCCCGTAAGCAATATTTCGCTAATGTAGGACATTTTCAAATAGAAAAATAGAATAAGTAAACAAAGTAAAAGATGAAGTATATTTATTTCATATTATCGATACTCTATGCAGTTGTCTTTGGTCAAGACGATGATGACGTGATTGGTACCACCATTGGTATCGACCTTGGCACAACTTACTCTTGCGTGGGTGTCTTCAAAAACGGTCAAGTCGAAATCATTGCCAATGACCAAGGTAATCGCATCACACCATCTTATGTCGCATGGTCGAGTGATGACCGCTTGGTTGGTGATGCAGCCAAGAATCAAGCCACAATCAATCCTGAGAATACTGTCTTTGACGTGAAGCGTTTGATTGGTCGCAAATTTAACGATAAATCTGTTCAGGCTGATAAAAAAATGTTTCCTTTTACATTGGTCAGCAAACAGGGCAAACCTTATGTCGAGGTGACTGTTGCGGGTGAAAAGAAACAATTCGCACCGGAAGAAGTCTCTTCCATGATTCTGCAGAAAATGCGCTCCACTGCAGAGTCGTATCTTGACAAAGATATTAAGAATGCTGTCGTCACAGTGCCTGCTTATTTTAATGATGCTCAGCGCCAGGCTACAAAAGACGCTGGTACTATTTCCGGTCTCAATGTTGAGCGTATTATCAACGAACCTACGGCTGCAGCCATTGCCTATGGTCTTGATAAAAAGGGTGGTGAAAAGAATATTCTCGTGTTTGATTTAGGTGGTGGTACATTTGACGTGTCGCTATTGACCATTGATAACGGAGTCTTCGAAGTGCTTGCTACCAATGGTGATACACATCTCGGTGGTGAAGATTTTGACCAGCGTATTATGAAGTATATGATGAAAATTTTCAAAAAAAAACATAAACTCAGTCTGAAAGAGAACAAGCGAGCGATGCAAAAACTCAGACGCGAATCTGAGCGTATCAAGCGCGCTCTCTCTACGCAACCACAGGCTCGTGCAGAGATTGAAGCCTTACATGATGGCATTGACTTTTCGGAGACATTGACTCGCGCACGTTTTGAAGAACTGAACCAAGACCTGTTCAAAAAAACGTTGGGACCAGTCGCCAAAGTTTTGTCCGATGCTGGACTAAAAAAAACAGAAGTCGATGAAATTGTCCTCGTTGGTGGTTCTACACGCATTCCAAAGGTGCGATCCATGATCACTGATTTTTTTAATGGTAAGAAAGTCAATACAGGTATTAATCCCGACGAAGCCATAGCTTATGGCGCGGCCGTCCAGGGTGGTATTCTGTCGGGCGAAGGGGGTGAGACCACGAAAGATATTCTTTTATTGGACGTGGCGCCACTGTCGCTCGGCATTGAAACCGTTGGTGGCGTAATGACCAAACTCATTCAGCGTAATTCCGTCATTCCCACCAAGAAATCGCAGACGTTTTCGACGTATCAAGATAATCAACCTGCTGTCATGATTCAGGTCTTTGAGGGAGAGCGCGCCATGACCAAAGACAACCACCAGTTGGGCAAATTCGAGCTCACTGGTATTCCACCTGCGCCGAGAGGTCAGCCGCAGATTGAGGTCACGTTTGAAATTGACGCCAATGGCATATTACAGGTCGCTGCGGAAGACAAAGGTTCTGGCAAGTCTGAGAAAATCACGATTACTGCCGAAAAGGGACGTCTCTCCGAGGAAGACATTGAACGCATGGTGCAAGAGGCCGAAGAATTTGCGGAAGAAGACAAGCGCACCAAGGAACGCGTTGATGGACGCAATGCGCTCGAAAGTTATTGCTATCAGCTCAAAAATACACTCGACGACGAAGATAAGCCACTCGATATTTCTGAGGAAGACCGCGAATCGATAGACGAGGCCATCAAACAGTCCCTCGAGTGGTTAGACGACAATCAAGAGGCTGAAAAGGAAGAGTACGACGCACAACAGAAAGAACTTGAAGCGGTGGCAAATCCTATCATTTCAGCAGCATACGCACCACAGGCTGACGAGGCTAACGAGGAGGACGAGGAGGACGAGGAGGACGAAGACGAACTCTAAACATAAATTGATTCTCTTTGATTCTGAATACACTAAACTGACAGTTCAACAATTTCCAATTATTAATAAATTTCACGACTTATTGGACAAATGTGCGAAACATAGAATAAATATAAATGATTATTTTCCGTTAGGGTTACCCGAGTTTGAGAGTTGAACGTGACTTCAAGTAAAGATAAGACACTAATACAGGTTGCATTTGGTTACAAAGGTCATTCTTATATAATATATTATACGAATTATGGAATCCATTTTAACGGCTTCTCTAACAGGCGCTCATTTAATTGCTCCACTTTTTGACTCAACAAATGTAAATTTTTTGTCTTATTTGACTTATTTGGCTTTCGTTGGCAAAAAACCACTGACAATGCCACTGCAATGGCAACAACAATCAACCAGGCCACAATGACTGCCGGAATTTCCAAGTCAGACCCATCAATATTTACTGTCACACGACGACTAGGGTCAATTTCATGCTTACAGGTGACTTCAATACGTGCATTATCAATGCCGCAATGCGCAGAACATTTGTAATAACGTGTCTCTCCTTGATAACGACCACCCATTCCTATCAATGTTTGATTATAACCAGTGTTTTTGAATTCTGTAAGCCATGGTGAATTATCAGTCTCATTAGAATTACAATCTGCTCTTGTAGTTTCACGCAAGTCATGTGTTCCATTCCACACAATTATGATTTCATCACCAATGCATGCTTCAGCACTGACAACACCTGGACCAAACATAATGACTGTTGACAATGTCTCAGGTGCCGTGGTCGCCGGTACAGTGGTCTCAGGTGCAGTGGTCTCGGGTGCAGATGTCGTCGCTGCTGCCGTAGTGGTCTCAGGTGCTGCCGTAGTCGCTGCTGCTGTAGTAGTCGTTGGTGCTGTGGTAGTTGGTGCTGCCGTAGTGGTCTCAGGTGCTGCCGTAGTAGTTGCTGCTGCCGTAGTGGTCTCAGGTGCTGCCGTAGTCGCTGCTGCTGTAGTAGTCGTTGGTGCTGTGGTAGTTGGTGCTGCCGTAGTGGTCTC